CCTGTAGAAGTTCTATGTTGTAATAGTCTTACATGTAACTTACCATCAGGTTTTTTGTGGGTCTTTATACCTTCAACGAATGAAGATAAATAAGTATCTACGGCACTTAGTCTACGTACCTTATATAAAAATTCTTCTGCTTGTTTTAAACCTCTATCCTTAGCAGCTTTTTCTAATAGCTGTAGATTAATTTTAGATGTACTAAAACCATTAGCACTTACCCATTTAGATTTAGGTGCATTAAACTTTAATCCTGCTTGTACACTAGTAGGTACAAAATGATAACCTTGTGTATCGCATTCGTGACATCTAGATGGTTTAGCAAATGGATTGCCGTCTTTCTTTACTCTAGTATAGTAACCTTTACCCTTACAATTACCACATTGTTTAGCTTTAGTTTTATAAGTTACTTCACTATGAACACGAACTTCTTTTCTAAAATCATCTTTAGACATATAGGGTGTAAAGTTACCTGCCCAAGTAGATTTATCTAAAGGTTTTCTACTATATATAACTGTAGATAATTGCTCAGGACTATTTAAATTAATAGGTGTATCTCCCATTAGGTCTGTAATCATATTAGCTAAGTCATTCTTAAGAGTCATCTTTTCATTCTCAAACTCTGTCTCCACCTCATTTAGTGCGTCCATATTAACAGCAAAGCCACGTCGGTATATTTTAGCTATGACTGGACATAGTTCATTAGTTAAGTCTACAGTATGCTTTAATATATTATCTTCACCATTTAAAAGTCTACCATTTAGTTTATCATATAGTTGCCTTGTTGCATGCAAGTCGTGTGATAAGTATTCAGACAACTCATCAAAAGGTATATCTCTAGTTGTGTAACCCTGTTTAAAATATTCCTTTAATGTATCTTGTTTCTTTGTATCTAACTCGTATCGTTCAGCACAAGCTTCTAGTGATAAAGGTTCTTTAATACCTCTCTGTAATACATACTCGCCTAGCATAGTGTCAAATACTTTGCCATTATATTTAAACCCTGACTCCCATAACCAAACTAAATCATAAGCAATGTTATGCCCTATTAACAAAGTAGTATTGTCTAGCATATGCTGTACTATTCTAGTGCCATTTAAAGTACTAGGTTTTTCAGAATGGTCAAAAGTTACATGCACTTCTGTATTATCTTCTGTAATCATTCCAACCATTACCAGTGAATTGGTAGGTTCAAATGGGTCTAAGTGCATCTTACCATCACGATTAGTGACTGTATTTTCTACATCAAGAACTAACTTCATTATTAAATAAACCTTTCTCTCTTTGGATTTGTGTATGTTCAGCATGACAATTAGCGCAAAGAACTCTACATTTTCTCATTTCATTTTTTAAAGTTTTAAAACTATAAGGACTCATTCTACTAATATCTTGAGTTTTATTATGTATATTTATATGGTCAAATTGTAAAGCGTCACTAGATTTTTTATACCCACAAATAGCGCAACCTAAATATAATTTTACTCGTTTAATATATTTTTTAGTTTTTTTAGTGTGTTCTTTCTTCTTTATTTTTTTAACACTTGCTACTTTAGCCATTGTTTCAGGAGAGTTCCACAATTCAAATATTTTACCCTTTCTTGTATAGTAATAGTTAAATATATAGCCATCTTCTCTTATATCATTTCGTTTAAAAGGTAAATTTAACTTTTCTAAGTTTTCTTTTTTTATATATTTCATTTTTATTTTTACTCTTCGTACCTTCCTACTTCATAATTGAGCTCGCACGATACAATACCATGCCACCCTGTTAGTTTATTCTTTACTACATTTAAATGCCTTTGTAAATCTTCTTCATCATGCTCGCCCTTCATAGGATTCTTAGATATAAGTAACATTAAATCTGCTTCAGCTGCTTTACCTGTACGACTACCTTCCATCATACTTTGGTTAAGTATAATTTTACCTTCTGCTTCTGCTGATAGCTGTGAC